ATACGGGATTACAATATCGCCGCCGGGCCACACATCAAGATAATACTCCCAGGTCTGTGTTATCAGCCGCCTGCCGATTTCCTGTTCTGTCTGTATTCGGGCCGTGGCAATGAGCCGGTCAAGGAGACCATCTTCAGTCGTGTAGGCCGCCGCCGCCGCAGCAGTTGCGGCAAGACGCAGATGAAGCTTCACGTCCCCTTTCGTGATCGGCTCTATTGTAGGGCCTGTGTTTAATGTCAGTTTCACGCTATCACCTATGCGTTCAGGTAGTACCCACCAGTCACAAGGGGTCGCCAGAGGACAGTCACGTCTACTACCGCCCCCGATCCTGCCGATCCGCCACCGATGGTAAGCTGTATCTTCTTCGTGGCCACCGTAACGACCGGTCCCCTGAATACGTGATAGAAGTTGCCCGTCAGATTGGCCTTCGCTCCCGCCGCCGTTGAGAGTATTTCAATCGGGGTGCCGTCATCAGTCGCCACTGATATGCCGGTGAAGGTATCCACCGCTGAAAGATCGTCAGGCACATGCACTATCACAGCGTCAATGAAGAGATTCTGCGCCGTGGCCGTCATAACATCGTAAGCCGCCGCTGCCTGATTGAGGGATATCTGTTTATAGTTGACCGTCGTACCCGGCATGAAGGATTTCGGCACCCACGCATAGCCGTTGTAGAGCCACATGAAGCCGGTATTCCATTCGTAGAATGTACCGCCGTTCTGCGTGTTTGCCGTCGGCTTGGTATCGGTCGAAAGACCGATGAAACGATTCTCCAGACTTCCTATTCTTGTTACCGCCATCTCCTGTGCCTCCTTTCACTTTTTGGAGGGGCGGGGGCGACCCGGAGAGGTAGGCCGCCCCCTGTGAACATTACGCCCCCGTATCAGCAGGTAACGCAATAGCATAGACCTCGATTGCCCCTGCTTCAGACCCACCCGTGCCGTCCGTTACGCCAATGACAAGAGCCTTCTCTTCGCCCAGCTCTCCGGCGAAGGTGTAAATCTCATTTTCTGCCGGGGAAGCAGGACTCCCGCCGTGCCCTATAGTGGCGTAGGTCACGGTATCGCCGTCGGTAATGGCGAAGGTGGGCAGATTCGTTGTAGCGGCGAATGTCTCAGTGATCTTGACGATCAGCATAATCGCCCGGTCACCGTCGCCGGTCCCGTTGGCCGCCAGGACTTCTATTTTTGTCTCGCTGGTATCGTCGGCATGATCTGCTGTTGCCACACCTGCTACCATCGTTCCGACAAGGGCAATGCCCGTGGTGAGCTGATCGGCGGTAACGGGAGAGCCGTCAAGTATCAATGCTCCCCCGGATTCAATGGTGATTTTCCCGCCATCGGCGACAACTAGCTCTTCGCCGCCCTGTTTTCTGTACACTTTTGTTTGGTATCCCATCTCTCATTCCTCCGTATCCGGTGGCTTCCCCCCGGCGGCCCCGGATAAGACCGCCGGGAGTACCCACTTAAGGGCCGGGTTAGTGGTTACGCTTCGCTGGGGCTGACAAGGTGCGTCGCTTTAAGCAGATCTGCATTTGCGTCCGGTCCCATCTTACCCTTATAACGGATAGCGGTAACTCCACAGATTACTGCATTCTGAACGGCAGGCGTTACCGTAACCTCAAGATATCGCTTAAGCGGTTTGTACACATCGACAGCAATTGCCGATTGCGTACGCGCGGCGTCTGCGGCAGTTACTGTATGTGCCGCCGTACCGGCAACAGCGGCCATTGTGCCGCCTCCGCTGTCGGTATCCTGAAGGACCTGGACATTGATTGTCCCATTCTCAATGATCGTGCCAAATTCAGCAATGAAGAGGACGCCTTCATATCCCTGCATGTCGATGATGCTAGAAGTTTTTGCAGTCGTCCCTGCGGCAAAATACCCCAGTATCTGATCTATTTTTACATTTTTCAAAAGATTCATTGTCTTATCTCCTTTATTTTTATTTGTTAGGCGCTCAATGTCACGCGGGCGAAGGCCTCTTCCAGCACCGGCATACCATCACTTTCGAGCCGCCCAATAAAACCCACCTGATTGGTTGCCGCGTACAGTTCGTTCAGCCTCTGAACACGCATATTCAGCGCATCGGCAATCCAGTAATAAGAAAAATCACCGATAATGCCGACATATTTACCTGCTGTGAAGGTGCTTGGTGCATACTCGGACATTTTATAGGGCCGACCGAGGATCATGTCAGGCTGTCCGCCCTTAATGTCAGGCTGCCAGATATACTGTCCTTCGCCATCTTTCAGTTTGCGGAGCTTCTTCACTGCGTCACGGTGGAATATCCACTGAGCCCGCGGATGATACTGTGCTTTAAGGCTGTACAAAGCCTCAAGAAGGCCGTCCGTTGTGAACGCTGTTGCGGTGTTGCCGGTGGAAACATCGCGGGCAGTGCTTATCCCAAAGCCTGCGGTGGCCGCCGTGAATACGCCCATCGGCTGGTTGGAGCCGGAGCCGTTCAGGTAAGCATTCTCCGCCGTCACGCCGAATTTGTACGCGAGGCGGGAAATAACGAGCCCTTCAATGTCCATAGCGGACACTCTGAGCAGCTTTTCGGATACTTTAATCAGCTTGGCAAGGGGATGGGGGTTCAGCTCCCGTTTGCCGAATGACATGGTAGAGTCTTCTGATCCGGTAGCAATCTCTGCCGTCCACGTCGGATCAGCAGGATCGTTGTCAAGCGAAGGGGCTCCAAGGGATTCTGCCTTGGTCACGGGATACGCGGTCGCCATATTCCTGATAAATACCTCGTTGTCCATCGCCTTGATGAGCTGTAAGACAAACTGAGGCGGCGCAACAAGGAATCCTCCGTAAATATCGGCATCAGCCTGTAATGCTCGAAGCTCTTCAGGCCCCACGGCATCCCGTCCCCTCTGCAAGAACGTGTTCCACGCCCTGTTCTGAAGGTCGGAATTTGCCGAAAGCGTGATCTTTTTGCCGCGATATTCGAGGGTTCTTACCTCGTTTTTAGCGTCGGGTTCCGGGGTTGGCTTAAAAACGTCTACAGAACTCTTAATCTCTCTCTCCCGCTCCTCAATTTTCTTCTCTCGGTCTATGCTTCTGGTCAGCTTTTCAAGTGCATCATCCATATTTTGATAGTTGGTTTCTTCATCAGCCGTCAGATCACGCTTCTCTTTGTCCGCGACATCAAGCATTGCTCTCTGATCGGCCACAATCTTCGCCCGCTCTGCAAGTAATTCCCTCAATTTATCTTTCATGCTTCATTTCCTCCTCAATTTGTCTTTCTACGATTTTTAGCCGTTTCCGGCGTATATTCAGGCCGATAGGAGCACTATCCGCGCTTTTTTCAGCCTCTTTATGCTTTTCGAGCCTTCTCAATGCCACTTCCGTGTCTGGATATGCGGGGAAAGTGACAGGCGAAACATCAAAAAGCCTTACTTTCATGAGCGTTCTGACTTCGTTTCCGTCTATCATCTCCCATCTGTCAGCAAGCGTCTCAAAACCGAATGACATCTGGTTAATGTCTCCTCGCTCAATACTTGCCACATAGTCACGAGCCCACTGTGCATTGGGGGGTGTTACGTCTATTTTTAGGCCTCTTTGATCCTCAGAGAGCATCAATGTGCCGCTTTTATTGCGCCCCAGGACATAATCGGGGTTATGATTCCGCAATGCCCTGATGTCGTCGTTCACAATCGTCTCGCTGAATGCGCCTGGATCGACCCTCTCCCGGAAATTGCCGAGGTCTTCCGACAACGCATTAAAAATAGCAGCATAGCCAACCACATGCTTAACGTCGTTTTCTTCGACTGCCCGAAGCTCTTCGACTGGAAAATTCCTGCGTTCAATCGTTCTTTTTTCCTTTTCCAGCATTTTGCACCTCCTTTCTACTTGATTTTTTACGATATTTTTTTCTCTTGTCATATTCAGGAAGCGTTGCCGTCCTGTATTTCCTCTTCATTTTCCAGCCCTTTCAAGGTGGTCATGTTCTTTTCAACGATGTACTCTTTACCGAGTCCGTCAGGTATCGGGTTCAGATTCGCCCATCCTCTGATTTCGTCTGCGTTGAATATGCCATTTCGTTTCGCCATGACCCACGCTTGCATTTGTTTCAATGTGTCGCCCCTCAAGAGTTGGGAAAGGTCGAACTCAAAAAAATATTCCTCTTGCTCCCTGTCCAGCAACAACGCCCGGCAAAGTTCTTCTTCCCAGAGAACGAACCATGGCCGCATGGTGTGTGTGATAAAGCCGATATTAAGTTCTTCAATCCCGGTCCCCCACGAAGTAGTTTTTTCAACGTCCGCTATCATGTGCGGTGGGATGTGAAACAGCCGGGCAATTTCATTCACTTGGAATTTGCGGGTTTCGAGAAGCTGTGCGTCTTCGGGTTTGATTGCTATCGGCGAGGCTTTCATGCCATCCTCCAACAACATGAGCCTGTGCGCCTTTCCTAGTCCGCTGTATGAATCTGTGAGGGCATTTTCCAGGTTTGCATACCCTTCCGGCGATAACCTTCCGGGATGCTCGACGATAATGCTGGGATGGGTTCCGCTGCCGAAATATCGTGCGTCGTATTCCTCCGCCGCCATGCCAAGGCCAATAGCTTCACGCGCCAGAGTAATAGGCGAGTATCCCATTACACCGTCATAACCGAAACCAGGGATATGCAATACAAATTCCGCCGGAATGTCAAACGAATCGGATGTTTTGAGGTCTCCACTGCTGGGATAATAGCGGTATGTCAGCCGCCCGTTTTGCCGTGATGGTTGTATTTTGTCCGGTCTGAGCGGCCACAGGGCTTTCGGATATCCATTTCCGCCCCACTCAATATAGGAATACGCGTTGCCCCATGATGCCAAATGCCCCTGAAGTGTCGATCTGTAACGCATCGCCGTGATTTCTGGGTTAGGTCGCCGCCTCATGAGCTGGTATAAGGGGTGATTTTTCGCTAATTCCTTCCCGCCTTCGGGTAATCGGCGATAAAGATAGAGGGGGAGACTACCGACTGTGCGGGAAAGGATATCAATACAGGAGTAAACAGCAACAAATGTCATTGCCGTTGCGGGAGTAACTCGCACTCCAGAAGTTGACTCAAATCCACCTGCAAACCAGTCAACCAGCCATTTTTCCGGCGTTGCAAGGTTCGAGCGTTTTTCAAGCGAGGATAAAAGCCCCATTATTTACCCCTCCTGCTTATGTAACCAAGGAAAACAGGCCACAAGAGGCCCAAAATAGACAGGACAATCCCGCACACCATGAAGGCCAGCCATTGACCCCACTTCAAATACAGGCCATAGCCAAGCATCCCGAAGCCGCCAAAGACAAAGATGTCCCGGATGTCTATGTTTTTTACGATGGATTTAAAGCGTTTTATTGTGGAAAATATACCCAAAAAACACCGCCATTTTTGGAATAGTGGCCTTATGGCGGAAGTATATGCATATAATTTGGTATTTTGAAAAGAAGAAACTTGACTATATGGAAGGAACTGTAAGGATTCGACAGTTTTTTTATTCCAGCGCGTCAATTTTGTTGTTCATGCGGCAGGCAAGAATTGAATCGCGCGGTATTCTGATTGTCCCTCGTATTTTTTCGGCCTCCAATATCCCGTGATTTATCCAGAGGTAGATGGTGGAGCGGTGAACATCGAAGTATGTGGCACACTCATCGACTCTGAGCAGTGGTTTGTTCGGAAGATCGTTCATATTCCCCCTTGTTAAACTCATGAAAGCAGTTTGGGCATTTTATTTTGCCTTTTAAGTTCCCCCAAAAACCGATCCCACATTTCGGACACTGATAACCACGCCCCTTTTTTTCATTTATTTCGGCATATGCTGGGCGTCGTCTTTTTTCATTGTCCACGAATGCTGTTCCGTGGGTGACTCGCTCCATGTGCTTGAAAAGCTGAACTAAGTCCATCTTTGCCCTCCTTTTCCCCCTTTGTGCGTGTACCATGCGCACCCCGGTGGGTTAGGCTAAGACGAGATTCCTTCACGACATAACACAAACATACCATTCGTGTTTTTGACAATCTTTGTCTTTATTTTTTTAGATTTGAACCATGCCTCCCATTCAAATAAAAGGTGGGCGATCTTGCAATGTTCGGGGAGGCTGATAGGGAGACGGTGGAACTCCTGGTGCATTCGATCACCCGCGCCTCTGATTTCACGGCTCAGCTATTCCTCGTCGATGTTGCTTCCGATATTTACAATGCCGATACGGGCACCATCCCTCCATAGTTGCGTTCATCTTCCAGAACTTTCCATCCGCTTTGAGATAACAGACATCTCCTATTACCACGGTCTCCCCTGCGGTTGCAGTGATTACGTCTCCTGAATAGGTATGATCTGCATCGCTTTTTTTGGGTTGAGGTTTTGAAAACTCAAACATCCCATTTGGTGCTATTGATTCCTTTGCCATTATCTTTCTCCTTCCTCCTCTTGTTTAGTTGTTCAAAACGCCATCCTTTCACGGATTTGGTCAGCGGTCATGCCCTCATACGCTGACGGCTCCGGCGGCTCTTTCCGGTCACGACTCTTCAGCCCCAGTGCCATTGCCAGAGCAACCGCCCCATCGATCCTGAACCGTGATGCCGATTTGTCCAGTTTTCTATTGCCTGCGGCGTCACTCAGCGCCATCGCATTGCTGATATTCCATGTCAAGCAGGGATTTCCGTCATGTATCAATTTCCGTTCCAGAATAGACACTTCCATCGCCTCAACTGCCTGTGTCATGGAAGAATATCCCTGCCCCCAGGGAACCATCCTGATTGCCCCCACCCGCGCCTCGTCTTTGCCGTCGACATAAGCCTCCAGTCCTATTCTGCTCATGGCATTCAGCAGGTCGTCTATTCTCCATCGGTCAAAGGCAATACCGAGGATGTTATACTCTACTGCGATCTTCCCGATCCGTTCCGCCACCCAATCATATTGAATCGCCCTGCCTGGTGTAGTTTCAATCACTCCCTGCTTTTCCCACACACTGTAAGGCACCCGGTCCCGCCTTTCATGTTCAAGGATGGTCTCCTTCGGCTTCCAGAACCAGGAACGGACATGATCATTATCGCCGCCCGATACGGCAACAAGCGCCGTCAAGTCTGTTTTCCCGGACAGGTCCAGTCCCATATAAACACCCGATCCGGGTTCAATATCCGCTTCGCCTCTGCACCCTTCCCATTCAGCACGAGGGATAAAAGGTGAGTTTGCCTCTACTCTTTGATTACAATAGAGGTTACGGAAGGCGGCCTCAAAGGACGGCATACGCTGCGCCCGTTTCGCGGCTGTGGCCATTTCGGAACGGGAACGGAAGTCTCCGAGGGCAGGGTTCGCCTGTTTCCAGTTTTTTGAGTCAAACACGTCTTTATCTTCGGGGATCTCGTACAGGTGGCAGACGGTGGTAGGATCGTTGCCCCTTAAGCCGTCATCAATGAGTTGTGATAATATATGCTGCGGGTCTTTGGCCTGGGTCGATATAACGATAAATAGCGGTTCCTCTCCCTCCCCCATCCGGGCACCCATCGAGGTATCAAGCGCATCGTATAACTCCCGGTTCTTTGCCTGTGCCAGCTCGTCATAAATAGCAATCGTAGGATTTAATCCATACTTCGTCCCGGCCTCTGAACTTACAGCCCTGTAAATTGAGCCGTTTGAAAAGCAGACCATCGTCTTTGTGCTGTCAACGATCTTGATATAACTTTCCAGTTCCGGGTCTGATCTCACTATCTGAGCAGCGTACTTGAAAATAAGAGAAGCCTGTTCTCTGTCGTTTGCCGCTGAGTAGATTTCACCGTTTCTGACGGCTTCAGGTCCGACAAGGTGGGTCAATGCAAGGCAGGCTATCTCTACACTCTTTCCGTTTTTCCTGGCAACGGACAGTATCGCCCGGCGGACTATCCGCCTCCCGTCTTTTGTGGGGCCGTAAATGTCATTGATGAATTTCTTTTGAAACGGCCTCAGCTTAAACGGCTTGCCCGCCCCTTTACCGGAGGGCACTATCAGTTTTTCGATAAAGGCGATTACGTTCTTTACTCGCTG